TGCAATTGGCTATCAAGCAGGATATAATTCACAAGCCGAAGAAGCAGTAGCAATCGGCCATCAAGCAGGTGAAACAAACCAGGCGGCATCATCAATTGCAATTGGTGACGAAGCGGGTCAATCAGGCCAAGGCGGAAATGCAATCGCAATTGGTGAAAGAGCCGGTCACTTAAATCAACACGCAAATACAATTGTGATTAATGCCCAAACAGAGACTGAATTAAACACAACTCAAACAGGCGAGTTTATAGTTAAACCAGTTAGAAATGCAGTTGGTACAACTATGCTAATGTACAATGCTACAACAGGCGAAGTATCGTACACAGGAAGTCCTGTAACTGACATTAAAGGTAGTGTGTTTGGCGATGATAGTACATTACTAATAGACGCTGTTAGCAGCACAATACCAGCAGCAGTGCTAAATGGTACTGCAACTATTGATATTAGAGGTTCAGTATTTGGTGATGACTCTTCTGTAGTAATTGATGGTGCAACAGGCACAGTTACAGGTAAGATTGCACCGAACAGTGCTGCTCCAGGTTCAGAAACAGAAGCAGCAGAAGTTGGCGAAATTAGAGTTGATGACAGTTATGTCTATGTCCGCAAGAGTACGGGCTGGGGCAGAATTGCAATCGGCGGTTGGGTATAGGAGCGGATAGATGGCAAAACTTACAGTAAACATTGGAACATCCGCAAACGATAGAACAGGCGATACTCTACGTGGGGCGTTTGAAAAAATTAATTCTAACTTTACAGAATTATATGTTGGGCCACCACAACTAACACAGACTGAAGTAGATGCACTTACACCAGTGTTAGGTATGATGATCTATAATACAACAACAGGAAAGTTTCAAGGATACGCTGCTGATGCAAACGGTGACAGTACAGCAGGCTGGGCGGATCTACATTAGGAGTGACAAATGGCAGTACAATTAATAAACATAGGTAATATTGTAAACGATGGGCTAGGTGACGATCTACGAACAGCGTTCCAGAAAGTCAATACAAACTTCTCTACACTAGAAGCAGAACTAACAATTACAGCAACCAATACAGGTGCTAATGGTGTTAGTGTGTTTGCAGATAAAGTTGGTTCGAACTTAAACTTTAGAAAATTAGTAGCTGGCGCTAAAATGCAACTTGATGAAGGTCCTGAGGCAATTATAGTTGCTAGTACAGCACCAGATGCATTTACAAGAATTGATACAGACAGTGGTAGTATGTTGGCAAACGTGCATCAACAAATTACTCTAGAAGGTACTAGTGCGCCACAATCAGAAAACGGTTTCAAAGATATTGAAGTTACCGCTGTAGGTAGTACTATTAAATTTAAAACTATTGTACCTGTAACTGAGTACTTAACAACATACGATTTCGGACCTGTTGGAGCTTCAGGATTTGAAAATGCCATACAATTAGCACTGCAAGGATCTAATATTGATTTTGGTACACTAACGTATGATTCAGGAATCAATTTAGATGTTGGCGGCATATAGGGAGCGAAGTCTAAATGGCAATTACTTGGATAACGCCAGCAGGAGACTTAGGTACTTTCGAAGAAAGGATCACAGTCAACATTCCAATAGAGGCATCTACAGATACTTCTAACCCAATCACATTTTCTATAATTGCTGGTACACTTCCTACAGGCTGTGTATTATCCGATGGTGTCATCAAAGGTGCGCCTGGAGAAGTTACAAAACATACAACTAAGAAATTTGTTATTAGAGCAGATGACACTACTGGTGGCTGTATGGATAGAACATTTAGTATGTCAATTACTGGTGCAGACTTTCCAGAATGGATTACAGAAAGAGGATATTTAAATGTCGGGCTTGGCGAAGCATACTTTGCACTTGACGATTCTAAGATAGATTTTCAATTACAAGCAACAGACAAAGATATTACAGCAGGGGAGGTTCTAAGCTATTATTTGGTGCCTAACAGCGGTCTTTTACCTCCTGGCTTGTCATTGTCCCAAACAGGAAAGATCAGCGGTTTTACGGAGCCTGTGCAGGCTGTAGAGTACAATGCAGCTAACACTGGTGCATACGATACACATTCTTTTGATACTGTTCCTCTCGATATTGCAAAAAATACATCAACAGGGTTTGATACGTACTTTTACGACACACAACGATTTGACTATGCAGAAGGAAGTCAGATACCTAGAAAGTTAAGTAGAGAATATACTTTTAGTATTGCAGTCACTGACGGCATTAACGCTATACATAGAACATTTAAAATTTATGTTGTTACTGAAGAATTTTTAAAAGCAGATAACACATTACTACAAGTTGATACAAATTTATTCCAAGCAGACAACAGTGGTAACAGACAACCGTTATGGATCACAGATCCTTACTTAGGTAGGTATAGAGCAAATAACTTTGTAACTATTGCATTAGATGTTTACGATCCACCTACGTTGTCAGGTACAATAACTTATTTCTTGGTTGATAATAATCCAGACGGTACTGCAAGTGCTATACCACCTGGACTTACACTTGACACAGTAACAGGTGACCTTTCTGGTAAAGTTCCTTATCAAGCAGCAGTAACTAAAAACTATCAGTTCACCATGAGAGCTGTAAACTTTCCTGCAAACTTAGCAACAATTAATTACACACTTGTAGGTGATTGGAGTAGCACTAGAATTTATAATGTTAATGAAGCAATTGTTTATGATGGTATTATATACATTGCTACTGTGCAAAACCAAAACAGATTGCCTACAGATAGTGATTTTTGGGTACCAGGTGTTTCAACAGTTGAAAGAACATTCAATGTAGATATTATTGGTGACATCGAAAGTTCGATTGAATGGATAACTCCTTCAGACAGAGGAAGTATTAAACCCAATGAGCCTAGTAACTTATACGTCGAAGCAAAAAGTTTACTGTACGGCGGTAGAATATTATATACATTAGAGAGCGGAAAGTTACCTGAAGGTTTAGAATTTTTGCCTACAGGACTTATACAAGGTAAAGTAAAACAATTTGAAGACAATAAAGGGTTAGGCTTAACTAGATTTTATGAAAAAGATAGTGCTGGCGAAGATTCTTCAACTCGTTCTAAAAATTTTAGTTTAGTATTTGATCAAGAAAGAACATCGTTTGACAAAGAGTTTAAGTTTACAATAAAAGCCCAAGACGGTGCAAACTTTGCTGAAGCATTAAGAGAGTTTAAAATAAAAGTTGTTGCTGATAATCAAACAGTATTCTCAAACATACTTGTTAGAGCATTACAAACGAAAGAGAAAAGATTATCATGGTTTAACTTTATTACCGACTCTACTGTTTTTAAACCTGATGACATATATCGTTATGGTGATAAAAATTACGGAGTACAAAGTGAACTAACAGCATTACTATTTGCAGGTATTGAAAGTAATACAGCACAAACGTTTGTTTCTGCAATGGGCCAAAATCACTATAACAAACGCTTTACGTTTGGCGATGTTAAAAAAGCAGTAGCTAAAGATCCAACTACACAATCAACTTTATATGAAGTTGTCTATGTTGATCTAATTGACGATCTTGAAAAGAACGGTAAAAGCATATCACAAGTAATAGAACTAAAAGACAATATTAACAGTAAAATTATTGTTAGTTACGACAGTATTAGCATTGATAGCGATATTCCGTTAGTTAGTGATTCAGATCATCAAAGAATTTTTCCTAATTCAGTAAATAACATGAGAAAGAGAATACAAACTGTTGGGGAAAGAGACAGAGAGTTTTTGCCTTTATGGATGAGAAGTATCCAAGAAACAAAGACTTATGAACTTGGATTTACCAAAGCACTAGTATTGTGTTATACAAAACCAGGGAAGGCCGACAGTATTTTAGCTAGAATCAAGCAAAAAGCGTTTGATTTTAAGTCTATTAACTTTGTTGCAGATCGCTATATAATAGATATAGTTGACGGACAAATTGAGGATAAATACTTTGTATTCCCGCAACGTGGAGAAAAGAAACCGTGAGTAATATAAATTATTTGAGCATAAACGAAAACTTTCCTGTAGCAGGTGCCGATAACGACACCCAAACATTCAGGGATAATTTCGATACTATTAAAACAAGTTTAAACACAGCCAAGACTGAAATTACTAGTCTTGAGTCAACTGCCGCTAGATTATCCAATCCAGGCGGTGGGTCATACATTAATGACTTTCAACTTAATCAAGTTACTAGAGCTGTTATGGCAAATAACAGAGATAAAACTAATAATTTGGGTACAGTACCACTTGTTGGCGGAACAACGACAGAAATTGATTACCAAACTGGCTCTTATTTTATTATTAACGCATCATCTGCACTTAACTTACAGTTCACAAACTTTGCAGGAGATCCTGCAAATGGTGAAGAAACAACAGCACAAGGTGGAGTAAGTAAAGTAACTTTGGAACTATACGCTTCAGGTGTTGGTGACAGAGCAGTAACATTTACAACTACAGGCGGCACTGTAATTAAGAAAGATAGTGCTTTTCCAGCATCACTTACATTAACTTCTACCACAGATCCTGTGTTTATTGAAGTTTGGCGACACAGCCAAGAGTTCATTTACATGAGGCATTTGGGCACATTTAGTTAATATGTTTCATCCATTAGAAGAAAACTTATCCGAAGTATCTACTAGTGATGTAGAGCTTAAACTAAGCGAATTGAACAAAAAATATTACCAAGCCCAGCGTTTAGGGAACAATCAACTGTTGACACAACTTCAAACTTTTGTTACAATATATAGAAATGAACTACGTCAGAGAGCAATACAAGCAAAATTTGACGAAGAACAAGAGAAAGATTTGGATCAACTAATAAATGTGGACTGAGAATAATACTACTGATCAACTAATTAAAGGCATAGTTAAGTATGGCCCTGACATACTTGAGAACTGTGTGTGCAATGATGATCTAAGCAAATACAAAAATAAGATAGAAAAAGAGTTTCTTAACTATCCTCTTCCTAAACAATCAATAGATTCTACCAATTGGTTCCTTCCTTACAAATATCAAGACATGGACATTAAGCAACATTTGTTAGCCAAATGTTCGAATGATACTGAGGTGGAACGTGTAAATATAGAACTAGCAGAGTATGAGAAGCGAGATTTATTTCCGCTACTCAAACAGATGGCATATATAATAGATACACTTAGAGAAAAGAATATTGTTTGGGGTGTTGGTAGAGGTAGTAGTGTTGCTAGTTTTGTACTCTATTTAATGGGGGTACACAAGGTAGATAGTATTAAATACAATATACCACTAAATGAATTCTTTAAAGGAGAAATATAATGGCACTAGTAAGAAGTATGAGAGGTAAGGAAGTTGACATGGAGAAACTTAATCTCAAAAATGAAGAACTTCCAGCAGTTGGTAATGCTAAAGTAAATGCACGTGGCGACGAGTTAGGCGCAGGTGGAAAAATTGTTAGAACAAGAGAAGAAGTTCTATCAGATTACTATAAGCAGAATCCAAGAGCAATCAAAGAAGAAATTGTAAGTAGAAAAAAATAAATTTTTAGATAGGACAAGGCAAATGATCAAAGGTAAACTCACTCCCCTCCACGATGATGTTTTAGTATACGGAATGCATTTCGGTGAAACTAAAACTAAAGGCGGTATTATCATGGCCGCTGACGATGCAAAAGCACACGGTGTTAAAAGTCGTTGGGCAAAAGTCTATGATAAAGGTTCTGAGAACAAAGACGATTACCAAAAAAACGATTGGATCTTAATTGAACATGGTCGTTGGACAAGAAAGATAAAGGTAGACGATCCCGACCTAGGTGAGGTCGAGATACAAAAAGTTGAAAAGTCTGCAATTCTTGCTGTTGGTACAGACGACTTTGAACCTGAATTAGCCTACTGGGGACAACATTATAGCGATGGTGACACTGCTACATTTGACGCAGGTGACTTCGGTGCTCAATAAGCGTATTCTAAATCCGGCATTAATCTAAACGTCAAGGCCTTACGTGGGCCTTGGGTCGTATTAATTGTAACTTCCCCTGATTTTTCATGGAACTCTATTTTCGTAATTCTAGCACGTTTATTGTTTTTACCGACAAGGATTTCTTGTCCTACTTCAAGGTTTAGTGAAAGATTTCTAATCATGGGTTGTTCTCCTGTTAACCAGCGAATGCTGTTAAAAATATTTACCTTAGGGGTTGACAAGTATAAAGTACTATTATATAATAAAGCAATAAACAGTAAAGGAAATATAGATGTCTACAGTAGATCTAAACAAGTATAAAGACTTTGTAAAAGAAGTAACATCAGAAGAATCAAACGATTGGGCTTATACACAGGCTCGTTTACATGAATTAAATGACGAAGTTAATATTTCATTATTAATGACAGGTGCTATTGGTATTGCATCAGAAGGAGGCGAATTTGCAGAAATTGTTAAGAAATGTATATTTCAAGGTAAACCTATGGACGATGAAACTAAGTTTCATGCTAAACGAGAACTTGGCGATATTATTTGGTATTGGGTCAATAGTTGCCGTGCATTGGGGCTGGATCCTAATGAGGTCGTAGCAGAGAATGTTAACAAATTAAAGAAGCGTTATCCGGGTGGTGAGTTTGATGTTCACTATTCAGAAAACAGACAAGAAGGTGATCTTTGACACGAGGGTTTACAGCATCATCATTTGACTTGTTCCATAGTGGACATGTTGCTATGCTTAAAGAAGCAAGAGCAAACTGCGACTATATGATTGTTGGTTTGCAAACAGATCCTACAATCGATAGACCCAATAAGAATAAGCCAATCCAAAGTGTGTTTGAGCGTTATGTACAACTTGAAGGTTGTAAGTATATTGACGAAATTATTCCTTATGAATCCGAAAAAGACTTAACGGACATTTTTCTTACATACGGAATAGATATACGTTTTATTGGTGAAGAATACAAAGATAAAGACTTTACTGCCAAACAAATATGTGTTGACAAAAATATTAAAATACACTATAATAAAAGACAACACTCATTTAGTACAACTAATTTGAGAAAACGCATTAAGGAGTCGGAATGAAAGAGTTATGGGTAGAAAAGTATCGTCCTAAGAAACTTGAAGATTATGTTTTTAGAGACAATCATCAGAAAGCACAGGTACAAGCATGGGTCAAAGATGAAAGTATTCCGCATTTGTTGTTTAGTGGCGCAGCCGGTATCGGTAAAACTACTATGGCAAAGATGCTTGTTAATGAACTAGGCATTGAAGGATATGATGTACTAGAACTTAATGCTAGTAGAAATAACTCTGTTGATGAAATTCGAGATAAGATTACAGGCTTTGTACAAACTATTCCATTTGGTCCATTTAAGGTTGTACTATTAGATGAGGCTGATTACTTGTCGCCTAATGCACAAGCGGCATTGCGTGGTGTTATGGAAGAATATCATAGCACATCAAGATTTGTTTTAACTTGTAACTACCCTAATAGAATTATTCCTGCTATTCACAGCAGGTGTCAAGGCTTTCATATTGAGAAGATTGATCAGACAGAATTTACTGCAAGGGTTGCAACTATTCTTGTTGAAGAAAACATAGAGTTTGAATTAGATACACTTGATAATTATGTTAAGGTAGCATACCCAGACTTACGTAAATGTATTAATATGGTGCAACAAAACGTCAGTGGTACTAAACTAAGTTCGCCTACTAGAGGTGACGAAGGTGAAGCTGACTGGAAGTTTGAAATGGTTGAACTATTTAAAGAAGGTAAGATTACACAAGCACGTAAACTGCTTTGTGGTAAAGTACGTGCTGAGGAAATGGAAGAGATCTATCGTTGGCTTTATGATAATTTAGAAATATTCGGTGAAGAAGAAAAACAAGACACAGCAGTAATTGTTATTAAACAAGGACTAGTAGATCATACACTTGTTGCTGATCCAGAGATTAACTTGGCTGCAACATTAATTAAGTTAGCAAGACTATGAAGATAAGATACTACCACGACATAGATGGTCCTAGGTGGGTTGGTTTCTTACTTGCAATTATTGCTGCTTTTATTCTTTCAGACGCTAATCCAGAAACACAATGGATAGGCTGGGCAGTTGCTACAGTTAGTTGTGCAATGTGGATTTACTTTGGTATTAAAGATAAAGATATACCTAGGGCATTAATGGAAGGTATGTATCTATTATTAGCATTAAGGGCTATATATAATTGGCTAGTATAAAATGACTCATGTAGTTGACGACAAATGTATTAACTGTAAACACACAACCTGTGTAAGTGTTTGCCCTGTAGATTGTTTTTATGAGGGTGAAAACATGCTAGTAATTAATCCTGATGAATGTATTGATTGCGGAGTGTGTGTTCCTGAATGTCCTGAAGATGCAATATGGCAAACTGATGACGAAGATAACAAATGGTTTAAGCATAATCAATATTTTTCTAATGACGCTAACTGGCCAAACATTGCAGACGAACAACCACCTATGGAAGACTATATAGACTTTGCAAAAGAGAACTACAAAGAAGATAAAACAAAATTATTTAAAGCTATACCCGCAGTACAAATAGACTAATGAAAATCAAAATAGAAGTAGAAGTTGACACAGCTCAACAACAAGATCAAAATCTCATAGACGAGCTTATTGAGCTTTTAGACTCACTCCGCGATAGATTCCAAGAAGAATAAGGGAGGTTTTACGCTCCCTTATCTTTTACTGATCTCCGTAGATCTCTAGAATCTCTTTTACTGCTTCATGCCTTTCAATATGCGTTTTGTCAAACTGACATATATCAACATATTGATGGTTACGGAAGTTATTATATAACCCAAGGAACTCAAGTAAGCCGTTGTTGCTAGGGCGATCTGCCTGTTGCAAGTCACCGGTTACCACCATCTTAGATCCTTCACCTAATCTTGTGAGAAGCATTTTCATTTGACTAGGCGTTGCGTTTTGCATTTCATCTGCAATTATTACAGAGTTTTTAAAGGTTCTTCCTCGCATATATGCTAAAGGACTAATCTCCAGAATACTTTCTCTCATTTGTCGCTCGACTTCACGTTGACAGAAGTTATCGGAAAAGACATCAAATATTGGCCTTGTCCATGGAGCCATCTTTTCATTAAGATCTCCTGGTAAAAAGCCATGTTGTTCGTCTACACTAACTGCTGGTCTCGTAACAATAATTTTTTCAAAGTTTCCATCTTTCCAAGCATCAATAGCCCATTGTACACCTAGCATGGTTTTACCCGTACCTGCTGGACCACATGCAAATACAATATGTGAATCTGCATTGTTCAGCATTTCTAAGTATGTTTCTTGAGCTTTGTTTTTTGGAGTTAGGACTACACGTTTGCGTGTCTTTTCATTAATGTTTATTACGTTGTTGAAGTTTTGTGAGTGGTGAGATTGTTTTCTTTTACTCTTCATATTAAGCATTTCCTCCGTGCTTTGTTGGGCTCAAACACAGAGTTATACCTATATTAGCGATGTTAAGTCCGTGTTCGAACATACTAATATTTACTCGATATATTCATATATAAAGCTCTTAGTTTAAATTTGAGCATAAATACAATAACAATAGGAGAACAGGAAATCTCAAATGGCAACTACTAAAGATATTATTGGAAACATTGAACAAATTTATGGTTCAAATAACAGCCTAAATATACTAAAAGACTTTGAACGTGTTTTAGATGAGTTAGATGTATATGTTTATGATGGCTGGCTAGATGGTGAATTAGTCGCTGGTCCTAACGAATCACGATACTTTGTTGAATGTACTTTTATGTGGCCATATGAAAATATGCCTGAGCCACAAGGCGGTAAAAGATTAAAAGAATACGGTTGTAAAGTAGGCTTTGCAGAATCTGCTATTGCTAAGGTTAGAAAGATTAAAGCAGTAGACGATATTAGACCTGGTACAAGAAAAGGTAAAATCGACTACGATAACATTTGGATGGTTAAAATTGCCATGCCAAAACGTTTAATGAAGAATATTGATCGCGGTTATAAGAACCTTGATAGAAATAAAGTAGATGATATCTTAGCGAACAATGCAGTTAATATGAACCTTGAGCCAGCACAAGAAGTAGCAGCTCAACAAGAGGCGCCAGCAGATGACACAGCAGCACAATAAAGTATTAGAAGAAGGTCTACGTAAAAATGATTTAGTAGATCTAGTATATCCTATGTTTGAAGTAGATAAGTTTAGATCAAAGATGGGAGAGGATAGAGATGTATGCGTTGTAACATTCCAAGCAAAAGATAGATACCCAGCAAGAGATTTAATGGAGTTTATCGAAAAAGGATTTTCATTTGTACTTGATGCAGATGTTAGCTCAGGTGAAAACGAAGAAGGTGAATATTCTGTATTTGTAGAGATTGAAAGAAATAAAAAAATAGCAGAAAACATTAAAGATTTATTGTACGGTGTAACTAAACTAACTGGTATAGAAGATTGGAAGTTTCAGTACTATAAAGACAACGACAAGATGTTAGCAACAACAGAAAATTTAAGCAAAGTTATTCCTTCAGACAAACAAATGTATGAAGCAAAGTTAGCCCAAGTAAGAACAGACGAAGTTAAGTCTTTCTTTACTAAAACACTTATGGATAACTTAGAACTTAAAGATGATATCATTACATTTTATAAGCCCTTCGGTAATGTTATTAAAATGAAATGGATTAAAGAGGGCGCAACAAAAGATATAATCGAAGGTCTTGATGCAACTTCAGATATTGGTTTAGATGCTTCTGCTGAAACATTTTGGTTAAGCAAAGTACTAGGCGACTATAATATTAATAAAGTTGGCGCTGACTTCGTATTTACTAATGGACAGAAGTCCATGATATTACAAAGGATTGAATAATGAAATTTGAGTTTACAAAAGAGATGTGTGCAGAAGTATTGCACGGTAACAGTAAAGTAGACGAATGGTATGAAGCACTTCTTGAGATGCTTCCTAAGTATGAAATTGATACTGTCGATAGAGCAGCAGGATTTTTAGCACAATGCGCTCACGAAAGTCTTAACTTTAGAGTACTTGAAGAAAATTTAAACTATAGTGCAAAAGCATTAGATGCAGTATTTGGAAAATACTTTGCACGTGGTGGCAGAGATGCAAACGAATATGCAAGACAACCAGAAAAAATTGCAAACGTAACATACGCAAATAGAATTGGTAATGGAGATACAGCATCAGGAGATGGTTGGCGTTTCCGTGGTAGAGGTGTTATTCAATTAACTGGTCGTGCTAACTATGCTGACTTTGGTAAAACAATTGGCATGACTGCTGAAGAAGTAATTGATTATGTAACTACTATCAAAGGTGCATTAGAAAGTGCATGTTGGTTCTGGGACACAAGAAATATTAATGCTATGGCTGACAATCAAGATATTGTTGCTATGAGTAAAAAGGTTAACGGCGGAACAGTAGGCCTTGAAGATCGTAAAAAACATTTTAAACATTTCTTAGATGTATTAGGTGGAAACTTTGATCCTAGTAAAGCACCAGCACCAGTTGTTGGTATTTTAAGAGTAGGAGCAAAAGGTGCAGCAGTTATGCAAATGCAAGAGAAACTTGGTATTGCAGCAGACGGCGACTTTGGTCCTGGTACTGAAAAGGCTGTTAAAGAGTGGCAAACCAAAAATGGTTTAGTTGCAGACGGCATTGTAGGTCCTAAGACCCTTGCTAAGTTGATGGAGTAGAATGTCCGGAGTTTGTCAAAACTGTGGAAGAGAACACGAAGGCCGATTAGTCGAAACATTTAAGGATGGAGACAATAAGCCAATAGAGATAGTAGTGTGTCAATATCCAAGGTATAAATACGAAGCACAAACTAACGAGGATTAAATTATGTGGAAAGAGCAAGTCATGCAAGTACTGGAAAGACATTTCGGTACTGGAAAAGAGATCACTGAAGCAAGTCATTTCATTGATGATTTAGATGGAGATGATTTTGACATTGTTGATGTTACTGATCAAGTTTGTAAAAAATTAGAAATCAATATTCCAGAAGAAGATACATTTAACATTGAAACAGTACAAGACTTACTAAACGAGGTGGAGAAGAACATTGTTCAGTAGTATTAGAATAGCAATGATTCTAGTTGTACTTGCTGCGGCAGGTGGCGGATTTATGTATGTGAAAGCATTACAAAAAGATCTTGACACAGCAAAAGCAAACATTGTTAAACTAGAAGATGGCATCAATGAGCAAAAGGCTGTAATTGAACAGCAGAAAAAAGATTTTGAAGCCATTATTAAAGTCCGAAATGACCTTGAGGACTTAAATAGAGTACTAGAAACTGCAAATAGAAACCTAAATGAAAAATTTAATAAACTAAATGCAGCAGGTGATAAGAGAGATATTGGGGCTTTATCAGTAACTAGACCAAAGTCCATTGAAAGAATTTTAAATAAAGATGAAGTTCACGAGAGACGTTGCTTTGAAATTATAGGCGGTTCTCCGTTAACTGAAGAGGAGTTAAATGCTACAAAGAAGTCAAAGGTCAATTCTGTTTGTCCTGAACTTGCTAATCCTAACTACGTTACTTACTAGTTGTAGTACGATTAAGCCGTTAGAAGTTTTTAAAACAGAAGTTGAACGCAGACCATTAAACTTACCTTTACCTGAACCAGCAGCACTAGAACAAGTTCGCTGGATCATAATTAATCGCGAAAACGCAGAACAAGTATTTACAGACTTAGAAAAGAATAACATTGATCCTGTTATCATAGGATTAACAGACGAAGATTACGAAAACTTCAGAAAAAATTATGCACAAATCCGTGCATACATGATCAAGCAAAACAAAATCATTGATGCTTATAAAGAGTACTACGAAAGCGAAACTGCCGAAGAAAAATAGTGCTAACAAGGGCGATCATAATAGCATGTTTAGTTATGCTTGCCTCCTGTCAACAACTACGCTGTAAACTTAAACCTGGCGTAGATGTAAGCATCGAATCAACAAATACCAAACAACTACCTAACGTCAAGCCCAAAGCTGAAGTTAATTGTGCATTTTAAATAAATACTACTATAATTAACTAGGAGCGAATATGTGGGAAATGATAGAAAGAATGGCGACTGATCGCTTGTGGATTTACACAGCAATCGCAGGTTCTCTACTTGGCGCAGCATTCTTGTTTTGGTTTAAAGACACAAAAATGGCAACATGGGCAGTAGCAAAGTTTGATAACTTTCTTGCTTATCTAGCAGTACGTTGGGGTTGGACTTGGTTACAAGATGATCCAGATGCTTGGCGTGTTAAGTATCCTAAGATCACATCAAAAATCGACGAGTTAGAAAATAGACTAGCAAAGCTGGAAGGTAAAAAGAAATGATTAAGAATCTTAAAGACTTAATTATAATGATGCTTGTAATAGGAGTACTATCACTATTAGGTGTAATCATTATTGGCGACTACTATGTAGCGTTACAAGAAAATAGACCAGTAGACGAAAGTGTTATTACTCTTATGAAAATGGCACTTACAGGATTGATCGGTATTATAGCAGGATATATCGGAAGTAAATAAACAGGAGCGATAAGAAAATGAGTGATGAGAAGATGAGTGAAACTCAAACTAAAAAAGTAAACATTGAACTTGAAGTAGATACCAATGTTGTTGACAGTTCTAAGAACAAATATCAAACTTGGATTGACCTTGCAAAAGCTGTAGACAGTTGGAGAATATTTCCAAGACTGTTTATTACAGTGTATATTGTTTTGTTATATCAGGTTGTACATTGGTACATGGGATTAGGAACGGCTGCTACTATGGAACAGTCAGGACTTGTTTCAGTTGTAGTTGGTGCTGGTGCTGCATGGTTTGGTTTATACGCTGGAACCAGTAAGAAGTAGCCCACTAAGCATTACAAATAAGTACTAGTATGGACTACTATTCTATACTAGGTGTCAATAGAGATGCTTCGGACAAGGAACTTAAATCAGCATACAAGAAAGCAAGTATGCAACATCATCCTGACAGGGGTGGTAACGAAGAAAAGTTTAAGCAAATCAACGAAGCATATTCAACTCTAAAAGATCCGCAAAAAAGACAGCAGTATGATAACCCTCAACCACAAGGATTCGGTCCAGGTGGGTTTGAAGGAATGAATCCTAACGGGTTTGAAGACCTATTTAGAAACTTTGGTTTTAACATGGGGCAACGTAGACCACAGAACAGACAAATTGATCTTGCTCTTGATGTAACAATGGAAGATGTTTACAACGGTAAACAAATTGCTATGGAAGTACAACTTCCTACAGGCAGAACTAAACTGATCGATATTAATGTTCCGGCAGGAGTTGAAGAAGGTCAAACTGTAAGGTATGCCGGTATGGGAGATAATTCTGTCCAAAACGTTCCACCAGGTGACCTAATGGTACATATCCGTGTTCGCAATCACCCCAGGTTCCAACGCTACGGAGATAATATACTATGTGAAGAAAAAATCCTTATATGGGATTTAATGTTAGGCACACACGCAGTCGTTACAACTCTTTCAGGCAAACAAATTAAATTAAACGTACCAGCAGGCACACCACCCGATACTACACTAAGTTGTAACGGTGAAGGCTTGCCAAATATAAGAACAAAGAAGAAAGGAAACTTGTTAGTAAGAATTAAAGCACTAATGCCAAGAGAATACACAGACGAACAACGTAAAAAGATTATGGAAATAAAACATGGACTATAAATTAGATTTAGATTATAAGTTAGGCTTACACAAAGCACTAAATGAATCTAGTGAAGTATGGGATTTTGATAAAGAAGAGTTAGACCCAGAAAAATTAGAGTTTGATATGTGTAACTTTATGCTAAATCACAACGGCATTGGTCTTGCTGCTAACCAGTTAAATATTAAAAAGAGAGTGTTTGCTATAGGATCAAAAAACGTACCAGGTTTTCCAGAACCGTTCTGTGTTTTTAATCCTGTCATTTTAGAAGCAAGTGAAGAACAAGTGTTAGATAAAGAAGGCTGTTTGAGCTTTCCGGGTTTATGGTTACATTTGCAAAGACCTAAGATGATAGTTGCACAATATCAAAACTCAAAAGGCGAAACGAAAGAAGCAAAAGTTGAAGGGTATCTTGCTAAATGCTTTCAGCATGAATTAGATCACCTAAATGGCATTTGTTTTGTTGACAAAGTGAGTCGGTTGAAGTTACAATTAGCTATGAAGAAATTAAAAAAGAGACAAAAATAAATGATTGAACCTAGTAAACAATTACAAAAGATTTTTGATGCCTCTGTAGTAGTTGCGCAAAACCATACGCACACGCATATTACTATCGAGCATTTGGTGTACTCAATTTTTGCTGACCCAGATACATCGGGCGGACTTAAAGAATTTGGTGCTGACGTTGACTTTATTAAAAAGAACTTAGAGCATTACTTAAAAAATAACTTAGGTGATATAGTTTCTAAGGATAAGAATATAAATCCTAAGAAAACTGCATCAGTTGAACGTGTATTGAATAGATGCTTTACACAGGTTTTGTTTAGCGGTCGTAACCAAATCGAAGTTGCTGATGTAATCATTAGTGTTATGAGCGAGAAAAATTCTTTTGCATTTTACTTCTTAGCAAAGGGCGGTATTGATAAGCAGAAGTTTGTAGAGCATTTCCAAGCACATCACATCGGAGAAGAGATGTATGATGGGCCTGGCGGTGACGAAGAAATCAATCTAAGTCCAGATCAGTTAGATAGAATTATTAATCAATTCTGTGTTAACTTGTCTATGAAAGCAAAACAAAGAGTTATTGATCCTGTTATTGGTCGTGACGATGAAATTGAAAAGATTGAATTAGTATTAGCAAGACGTAGCAAAGCAAACGTACTTATGGTTGGTGATCCAGGTGTTGGTAAAACTGCTATCGCTGAAGGACTTGCACGTAAGATTCATGAAAAGAAAGTACCTAAGTTTATTCAAGATCATTTAGTGTTTAGTTTAGATATTGGTTCTTTAGTTGCTGGTAGTAAGTACAGAGGTGACTTTGAAGAACGTATTAAAGCAGTACTAATGGCACTTGAGCGTAAAGGTAAAATTATATTATTCATTGACGAAGCACATATGATGAGTGGTGCTGGTTCAGCAAGTCAAGGATCAAACGATCTTGCTAACATGTTAAAGCCTGCACTTACAAAAGGAAACATGAAAGTTATTGCTTCAACTACTTGGGAAGAGTATAGAAAGTACTTTGAAAAAGATAGAGCATTAATGCGTAGGTTCCAACGTGTAACTATTGACGAGCCAACACCAGAACTTACAGTAAAAATCCTTAAAGGATTGCGTAAGTACTACGAACAGCATCATAATGTTAAAATTACAAATGAAGCAATACAACAAGCAGTAAACTTATCTATTAAGTATATGGCTGATAAGAAGTTGCCAGATAAAGCAATTGATATTCTTGACTGTGCTTCAGCAAGATACAAGTTAAACGAAACTGAAGAAACAGAAGAAGTTGTACAGATTGTTGATATTGAACAAGTAACATACGAACTTGCTAAAATGACTAGTATGCCTCTTGAAACTATATCACAAAAAGAAAGTAATAATCTTGCTGGACTTGATACTGCTATGAAAGACGCAGTGTTTGGCCAAGACAAAGCAGTTGATACTATTCTTGATAAGATCTTTGTTGCACAAAGTGGAATGAAAGATCCTGATAAGCCAATCGGTAGTTTTTTATTCTTAGGTCCAACTGGTACAGGTAAGACAGAAACAGCAAAACAACTTGCAAACAAAATGGGCATGACATTGATACGCTTTGATATGAGTGAGTATCAAGAGAAGCACAGTGTTGCAAGATTGATTGGTGCACCTCCAGGTTATGTAGGATTTGATGATGATGCTGGGCAACTTATTAACAAGTTGCAAGAAACACCAAATGCTATTTTATTGCTAGACGAAATTGAAAAAGCACATAAAGATGTATCAAATATTTTGTTACAGTTTATGGATAACGGTTTTGTTACAGGGTCAAATGGCAAACGTGCAGATGGCCGTAACACTATTCTTATTATGACAAGTAACTTAGGTGCTGCTGATAACGAATCTAAATTAATTGGCTTTGCTGATAATGAAAAAGATTCTGAAGATGATAAAGCAGTTAAAAAATACTTTGCTCCTGAATTTAGAAATAGATTAGACGGCACAATTAAATTTGCTAAATTATCTACTAGCAATGTTAAGAGTATTGTTCATAAGTTTATTGGTGAATTGAATACACAGTTAAAAGAAAAACACATTGCAATTAAACTTGATGAAGACGCTATTAACTGGTTAACCAAAAAAGGTTACAATCCTAAGATGGGTGCAAGACCATTAAGCAGACTGATTGACAAAACTATAAAGACACCTTTAAGTAGAAGAGTATTGTTTGGAGATTTAGTTGACGGTGGTAAAGTTGCTGTTCACATTGAAAATAACGAACCTGCATTTACAGTTACACCTATGCCTAAGCCTCTAACTAAAGAAGAGAAGAAGGCACAAAAGCTAGCCGCCAAGGCTGGTAAAGATGCTTAAGACAGCAAAACAAACTAAAAAGAAGTTTTATAACAAGTATATCTACAAGGTTAGCTTACGATTAGAAGGTGCGTATGCTTTACGTACACTAGGACATCAAGAGATCTTGGACTTTGCGACTGGTTTACGACCACCTCCACAGTCAGATGATGCTATGTTTACTACCCAATCTTGGCGAACAAAGAATGCTCATTCAATATTAAAGCATGGGAAAACATGGATATCTTTTTTAGGTATTATTAATACAGTACCAAAGAATGAAGCAACTATTCGAATTGAAACAAATATACTAGACGTGTATACAAATAACAAAACACTCTACAAAACACTTTGTTATGAGTTTTCGGATATAACTAGAAACAGGCACGAGCCTGCTCCTGGTATGAAAGACACTTTGCTTGATAGCAATCAAGAAATATTTGTAAAAGAATTACCACACAGCATGTACAATTATCAAGTAGATCTTAAAACTCCTACATCGTTAAAGTATAATGAACTTGTAAGTTTAGCAGAATGGTGTAAGTCAAGGAAGCCTGCTATTGCATTTACCGATGCTACGTATAACTGGCTTCTTAAACGCGATGTATACAACACTAGACGTTGGATATACGTTGATACGGAAAGTACACTACTGATGCTTAGATTGCGCTGTAACGACCTCTTAGGCACTGTGCGTAAATATATAAAAACAGGTAAATAGTAGTATGAGCGAGAGTAGACAACTATTAGGTCCTGTAACTTCAATTGTATCCGATTCAGCCTATACATATGGCAGCAAGAAGAAGGGTGCAGGATATCATAAAAACAATGACGGTGTGCATACGGTTGCGTACTATGTCAATGCCTTTCAGGGTGCTATTAAAGTGCAAGGCACACTAGAAGAAGAGCCAGGTGAAAATGACTGGGTAGATGTAATAGAATGGGGTGGTGATAGTGCTTATTACGGCCAAGGAATAGAAGATTACATAGGTACACAGACGTTTACAGGCAAATTTATATGGCTAAGAGTGGGTCATAACGTTCAAGACGGACAAATAGTCCAGGTCCTTTATAACTACTAAGTTTGATTAATAACGCTAAATACAGTATAATCTTGTAAAGAGAGGTATACTATGCGCGATCTATTGAAATTATTAGAATCAATTGAAAATGAAACTGTAACAGAGATGTCTGATCTTGAAGAGCAAACCTTTAATGGTGAAGAGTTCTTTGAGTACTACGGCTATCTGCCGTGGCACGAAGATGTTCCTGTAGAAGAAGCAGAATATCAAGGGCGTAAAGTTTCACTTGGCAAGCCAACTAGAGGTGATGTCAAAAAGTTTAAAGTGTATGTAAGAGATCCCAAAACTAAAAACATTAAGAAAGTAAATTTTGGTGATCCTAATATGCGTATTAAGAAGTCTAACCCAAAGAGACGTAAAAGTTTCCGTGCTAGACATAATTGTTCAAACCCAGGACCACGTACTAAAGCACGTTACTGGTCATGTAGGAAATGGTAATATGTTATTAAAAGAACTTTTCTCTCCTGTTGGTGCACCAAATGATCAAGAGAATGATATCAACTGGCATGACGATTTAAAAGTCTTTATCGATAATGATAATGAAGTGATGTCTAATGTGATGTTTCCAGCAATAAAGAAACACGAAAAATACAGAGGTCACCCAGATGCTTATAAACTTTATATTAAGCCTGTAGAAAGTTGTTGTGATATGTATTGTAAAAAGTTTGATGTTCAAAAGCCAGAAGAAAAGTTTTCTAGAGGAAATATGATTTCGTTAGCAAGACAAATTGCCAAAGAACAAGAGATGCATTTAGAGAACGGCGACTATGAGAATTAACGAAATATTTTTAACTGAAGACGACGGTGATAAGCATATGACATTTTGCTTTGGTAGGTTCAATCCACCAACGCTAGGTCATAAACAAGTTTTTAAGGCAATGCAAAAGACTGGTGGCGAAATGGAAATATACACTAGTCAAACACAAGACGCAAAGAAGAATCCTTTAGATTATTCAACCAAAGTAAGTTTCATTAGAAATATACATCCTGAGTTTGCAAACAATGTTGTAGAAAATACAGACATGAATACACTACCTAAGATTTGTACTTCACTACATGAAAGAGGCTTTAACCATATAACGTTTGTTGCAGGTAGTGATAGACTTGACATGATGTCAAAACTTATAAAAGATTATAATGGTGTCGAAGGTAAAGGACACGGTTACTATAAATTCGAAACAATGAATTTTAACTCCAGTGGGCAACGTGAAGACGGTTCCGATGGTGTTGAAGGTATTAGTGGTACAATGGCAAGAGCTGATGCTGCTAATGGAGATATAAACAAATTTGCACAACATACCGGTGCAGGCGAACACGCAGATGAATTATATGCTGCGGTTAGAAAAGGTATGGGGATCAATGATAACACAGGGGAAAATGATGAATAAAGAATCAGCATATGATCATCCACAAGGAGCGACACTATCTAGAATTGGTAGGATCCTTATGGACAAAGCTGTCACTACTAAAGATGATGCATTGTCATTAGTGCTTTCAAGAGTAGGTGACGAGTTAACACGTTATGGTGCACCAGGTGGTGCTCGTAATATTGACGAACTAGTTAAACGTTGTAAACTGCCACAAGAAAAAATAATGAAGTTAATGAAATGGGCAGAGAGTCAAAAAGACGTTTTAGATAAAGTTAAAAATCCACCTGATAACCCAGATATGGATAAGCCAGGACATGAAGAGAAAGATGAATCAATATGTCCAGAGTGTGCTAAACCAAGATTTGTAATGATGCCGGAAAGCATTAGACAACAGTACGAAAGTGTCAATGAAGCAAAGCAAAAAGGTGTTGACGGCAAGGTATGTTGGAAAGGCTACAAGCGTATGGGTACTAAGAAAAAAGGTGGCAAGACTGTAGACAACTGCGTTAAGATGTAATGACTGAACTAGACGATATTGTTAGACTTGCCGGTATAAATGAATTCAAAGGATACACTCCTTGGGAAGGCAGCAATATTAGTATTAGCGGTAATGAGAAGGGAGAACTAATGAAAAAGCATAAGATTGAACCAGGCACCCCTGAATGGTTTAAGTTATGGTTTTCATTACCTAAGTTTACAGGTGAGAAACCGATATGAGATCATTTGAATTTGTATCTGAAAAAGCAGTAAGCAAAAAGCAACAACAGTTCTTTGGTATAGTAAGAGCTATGCAAAAGGGCGACATGAAAAAAGGCGGTGAAGCTGGAGAAGTTGCTAAAGATATGAAAGTGTCTGATGTAAAAGACTTTGCTAAAACAAAGCACAAAGGTTTACCTACAAAGAAAAAATCAGAAGGGTATGCTGATGATCAAAGAGAAAAAACACAACGCCAATTAGCTGCACATGAAAAAGCAATGATAAAGTCAGCTAAAAAGTCTGTTGAAAAATACGAGAAGAACAAAAATAAAAAAGAAGTTAATGAAGAACGTGTTGATGAGATTATACCTGCGATGGCCGCCAGAGCGGCACTCGGCATTGCCGGAAGGGCGATGATTGCTAAAGGTGCGGCGAATGCAATAACTTCAGAGCCAAGTGATAGTGTTAATGCATCTACTAACCCTAAGAAAAAGAAAAAATTATTCCCTAAGAAAAATAAAAACGAAGAAGCAGCAGGTGTTGGTATTGTAACAAAACAAAATGCTACCGCA